GCCCTTAGTGGGTACTCGTGGTATAAGCGTGTGACGCTTGCAAGTTTGACACAAACTCCGTTGACAATCATCAACAAATATGTTGATGAAACTGCGTTCCGGTATCTTGGTCAAGATGGTGGCCAGTCCTCCGGTGCCAATGGGAATATGTTTCATATTCCTCTCTCTTGGGGTGCTCTTATTATCGCCGTTGAAGGTGTTCCATCCACCGCTCCTATTCAAGTTGAGATGATGCTTCATTTGGAATGTATTCCAAAGAATGTTGGTGTGTTGGCTGGGTCGTCTGCGGCCCCTGCTTCTCCAGCGCTGTTAGGCGGTGCTGCCTCTTTGAGTGCCAAAACCGACTTCGCTCACACTGAAGATCAACAAGATAGCTACATTGCTCAAGCTATGTCCAATGCTATGGCCGGCGCTGCGGATGCAGGTAATCAATTTAATCGCAATGTCATCCAGCCACTAGCCCGTAACGCCGGTTATAGTGTAGCAAACGCGGCCATGGGTGCCGCCATTACAGGTCTCGCTGGTATCGTTGGTGTTAACAACAATCCTGGTCGTCTTGCTCTGAACTAGGTTCAACGTCTGTGACGACCTTAGCATTGACAACCAGTCCCAGTCCTCTTCGTCAAGCGTATGCCCACCGTCCTAATGTACTACGGTCCATTTTGGATAAGAACAAGGCTGCCAATCGTATTGGCAACATGTGGAAAACACAACGTGTTCGGCGTCAACATGCCTTTGGTGCACGTCGTATCGAACAAATGGTTCAAGACTTTGACTCCATGAATCATGATGAACTATAAACTCAAAAGAATCAAAAAAGAAAAAACAAAAAAAACAAAAAAAGATTCAACCTGTTTATCCTCAGATCTGATTCCTACTAGTCCTTCTCGCTGTTCAACTCCCTAATGACTTGCTCATAGTGAGTACTCAAACAGTCTCGTTCCGTCTTGATCGTATCCCTTTGACCACGCATGTCCACAAAGCGTGTCTTCATGTCTTGAATAGTCCGTTCATGACTGTCAATGATCTCCTTCAACATCGTACATTCGGTTTCTGATACATCCAACTTGTGTTCAGCCACTAGCAACTTGCTTGTCTTCACATCCCCCAAATGCACCAAGTTGTTCACCCTTCGTTGAAGCCTTGCCACCAATGCACTGGTAGTCGTCCATTCATTGGTGACTGATGCTAGCTCCGCACGCATCTCTGTTTCAATCGTCCATCCAATAGCCACTTGTGCGAGTAGTCGATCACGTACTTGTTCAGCCGTAGCGTGTCGTGTTTCACTCGCAGTCTTGATAGAATCACATTGCATTCTCATCACATCCAGTTCCAGTTCTGCAGTCTCTAGCGCCTTGTCGTAGTAGTGCAACTTGATCAACTCTGCAGCCATGCACTGACACTTGGATTCCTCCTGTCTCGACTTCTTTTCAGCTCTTGCTTGCTCCATGGTGAATAGAAGAATGAGCTCCTCCAACTCCGTCCCTTCTGTTCCCTCTCTTGGAACATCCATGGAAGGTGCCTAACCTCCCCTCAGTACATATACCAGACACGTGTCCCACCCATCTGGTATCCCCATTGTACATATACCAGGCAGTGTCACACCCATCTGTTTGGTAATCATGGTAATCACCGTAATCATCCTAGACTAGGTGTCCCACCCTGTCCTACCTATCAATCATTCCCGATAGAGTGATGGTATGACCTATACTAGGCATACTCAGTTCTGATTCCGTAGAAAGGATGAACCGTGTTCAATATCCTGATTGAGCATGTCAATATCCTCATTGAGCATCTCTATATCCTCATTATCCATGTTTATATCCCCAATACCCATCTCCGAGCTGTCCCATGCGAAGGGGGGGTAGGGTACCCCCCGTAGCATGAGCGCACAGCGGGCAGCCTCAACATAAATGTACAATCTATTGCCCCGCAGGGCCGTCGAAGACCTCGCGAAGCGAGTCGAGGCGCAAAAATTTGAATGTTTGTATTTAACGGCTAAACATGTTGTCGTTGATACAGTTCCTCGCGAAATCTGCATAATCCGTAAATTCTTGGAGTTGCCCATAATGGGGCATGATCATCCAATTGGTTACGCGACGTGCAAACGCTGCAAAGTATGCATTCTTCCACCATAGTGCCGGCACAGCGTTGCTGGTGAAGATAATCCTTTTCGCAGTAAAATTGATCTGCCCTCCCTTTGATTCCACCATGGCTGGATAACGATCGCAGAGACGTAGCATCAAACTGAAGGGGAGCCATCCATAAAACTCGTCGATGACAACAGTCTCGTGGTTGGCGTATCCATCCCACCAGATTGACTGTTGCTTCCAGTATGCATCAGGGTAATGTTCCATTGCCCATTTCGATTTACCCGTGCCGGTTGGCCCTTGAATCACAATAACTTCGGTTGGGTGGTTTCTGGGTTTACTTGTGATTAAACGGTATCGGTCCAATCCTCTATAACATGCAACATACACGCTGAAATCGTGGTCAGCAAGATCTCTATCGCATTTCCCGTCCTCGATCATCTTCTTCATTTCCGCCAGTACCTCTTTCCGAGTCTTCGGCTTCGTGACTTCGGCAAGAATACATGCGCTGGATGTTCCTTCGGTATGCCAGATAATGTAGCTGGGCAAGTTTTCTGAATCGTCCTGCATCAGAATGACGTCGAGTAAGTTGTCCGAAGTGGACGTCGCTATCGTCGCTTGCACATCCATAGTAAGATCCTTCATACAATACTCCAGAGCTTGTTTTGATGTCCCCTTCCTCTTCTCCAAATGGGCGCGTGGTAAACACCGTTTTATCCATGCCAGATCCTTGTGCCGATTCAATTCGAGGTAGCCTTGGTAATGTTGTGTGCCGGATTCACCTTGCTCCAATGCAGCAAAAATGTAAATGAGGTGAGAGGACCACTTTTCGTCGTCGCCAGAAAAGCTGATGATGTCAGAGAGGGTGGGGTTGTTCAAGGTAAAACACCAATAGGAGCTCGTTCCTGTGTTTCCTGTCCCACGTGTCATCTTGAACAATGTCACCTTTTCTGCTCGGCCAGAGATTTGCGGAAGGCCGGCGAAGCCGGACTAGTATTACCCGCAAATCGGTCGCCGCCGCCGCCTCCGAAGGAACATATGTCAGGCGACCGTTCCCTCCTCTCCTCTGATTGGCTCAATCAGTCAATTTTTAAATTTAGAGACCTCCCATTGGCGGAATTTTAAGGGACCATCACTCTTGATGTAACTGTCACACGTCTGGTCATCACCAGATGTTTCTGCGGAAAATTCCATCTGGTCATCAGTTCAGATTTTACACTGGACCCCATACGTGTCTATGGCACGATATTACCGGTACGCTCGTAACGGTCCACAGGGTTACGGCCATTATAAGATTCCTCGTGGTTTATATGGACGCGCTGCTGAATTGGATAGGTCAAGACCAGCGACTCGTCGCCCAGTGAAGCGTTCGTACACTCCTCGACGTCGTACGTACACCAGGCGGAAGACGACCCGTCGTCGCACATATACCAAGCGTGCTTGTACATGTGGTGCAAGTAATGAGCTTTCCGCAGGGGAGCGCTTTGTACTAGCACAAGCGGACCCTTTTGAGCCCCGTGCTCTAGGGTGCAAGATTCCTGATTCTAGCACTCAACCTAGTGTTGCCATAGCGTGTCAGGAGTTGAACACGCCTACGTTGGTTTCAACACCTGCAACCGACAGTGGAGCTGTCGCGTATCTCCCTAGCTTGACCTCCAGCATTGTGGTCGGGACCTCCAGTGTAGGTGGATGGTCATGGCCTGCTTCCTTTAGTGGCAATAGTTGGACGAAGCGTACCGACGTTATTGCTGCAGTCGAGGTTGCCCGTCCTGTTGCTCACGGTCTTCGTATCTCGTCATCTGTCGCTCCAACGAGTGCAACGGGTTACGTCCACTTGGCTTTAGCTGTCGAGAGCATTAACAATGGTCCTACGACTTGGCAGTATGCTACGACTATTTCTGCCCTTAGTGGGTACTCGTGGTATAAGCGTGTGACGCTTGCAAGTTTGACACAAACTCCGTTGACAATCATCAACAAATATGTTGATGAAACTGCGTTCCGGTATCTTGGTCAAGATGGTG